TTCCCTGTGAAGAAGATCTTTGTGTCCCGATGGGAAGGTGGTAAGATACTTGAAGCTGACTTTGCACAGCTAGAGTTCAGGACTGCTGCCTATTTGTCACAGGATGCTACAGCTATCAAGGAGATAGAGGATGGCTTTGATGTACACAGCTACACTGCACAGGTTATTACAGATGCAGGACAGCCTACATCTAGACAAGAAGCAAAGGCACACACGTTTGCTCCTCTGTATGGAGCTACAGGTTTTGGCAGATCTGAAGCAGAAGCATCCTACTACGAGCAGTTTAGTTCAAAGTATGAAGGTGTGGCTAAGTGGCACAAGAAACTAGCCAGTGAAGCACTAGAGACAGGACGTATAAAGATACCGTCAGGTAGATCGTTTGCTTTTCCTGATGTAGTAAGACGTGGCAATGGTACTGTGTCCCACTTCACACAGATAAAGAATTATCCTGTACAAGCATTTGCTACGGCAGATATTGTACCACTAGTTCTCATGACTATAGATAATATGCTCATGAATATGGATAGTTGCATAGTGAATACTGTGCATGATTCAATAGTAATAGATGTTCATCCTGACGAAATAGATGACGTTCTAAATATAGTAAATAGTATTAATAGTTCTATGAAGACTATCATCGATACTCGTTGGAATATAGACTTTAATGTACCTCTAAAATTAGATGCAAAAATAGGAAACAACTGGCTTGACACTAAAGACGTATGATGATATAACTATAACACTTTTCAATTATAAGGAGATAATATATGAATATAGTAACACTAAACGATAGCCCTGAAATGATAGCGAAAGCTATGGGGATGACATCACAAGCTACAGAGAAGAAGTCCTCTGGAGTTACGTTGCCTAGACTTAAAATACATAACAATGCGATCATGGGTACTGAGGAGATCAAAGGTAAGAAAGTTAATATCGAAAAACTTTCTGGTGGATCTTTTAAAATAGAGATGCCTGATGAAGGTGGTGTTTATTTTAAAGAGAATCTTGAGTACAGACTGTTCTTTCAACGGTTCATGTACAAGAGATGGGACACTGTTAAGAATAACTTTGTCCGAACTATAATGACGGATAGTCTCAAGGGTCTTAGAGACATGGATGTTAAGGATACCGATGGTGGGTATAACTGTGGTAGAGCATCTGGTTTCATGGCGAAGGAAGACTTTGATGCTTTACCTGACAACAGGAAGGCTCTAATCAGATCTGTTAAAGAGGTTAGAGTTGTACTTGGTCTTGCAAACTTTGACGGTGCGTTGAAGCAAGAGGGTAATGATCTTGTGGACGCTGATCTTGGTATAGTTCCTTTTGTTTGGGACGTGCAGAACGTAGAGTCATCGAAGGACGTTGACGCTGTAGTGGCTAAAGCTTCACAGCTTGGTGTAAAACCTCTAGAGTTTTTTACTAAAGTAGAAACTAGCGAGAGAAAGCTACCAAATGGTAATAGCTTTTACGTAACGAAGTCTTCTCTAGATGTATCTAACAAGGTGAAGATTGTTCCTGCTGATGAAGAACATTTTGTTAGCTTTCAGTCTTGGATACAGGGTGTGAATCAGTGGATCATCGGCAAGCATAACGAGTTTGCACACAACAACGAGAGTGTGGACAAGGAGCTTGTTGAATCTTTCATTGACATAACATCTGAAGAGAAAGTTCAGTAGCCATGCACCATAGAGCAGAACTATCACTGCATCGGTTCTTGGATCAAGCCACTGACGGTGAGAAGGTGCTGTCTGACGCAAACATCGATAAGATTGCTGAAGACATTAAAGAAGCCTTACACCGTCAGTTTGGTTCACAGAATAACAGGAAAGAGTTTAGACTACGGATGTCTAATATAGGCAAACCTACTTGTCAGCTTTGGTTTGATAAGAACGAGCCTGAGAAAGCTCTACCTTTTCCTAATAACTTTGTGATGAACATGATGTTGGGAGATATTGTAGAAGCTGTGTTCAAAGGTCTGCTTAGACAGGCAGGTATAGCTTATGATGACTCTAAAAAAGTGAGTATGGAACTCAAGATTGATTCTAAGATTGAGGGTACATATGACATAGTTATTGACGATGCTGTGGATGATATAAAGTCTGCATCAGATTGGTCATACAGGAATAAGTTCCAATCGTTTGATACACTTGCTGACGGTGATGCATTTGGATATGTAGGACAGTTAGCAGGGTATGCACAGGCTCTTAACAAAAGGGCAGGTGGATGGTGGGTCATAAATAAAGCTAATGGTAACTTTAAATATGTACCTGCTGACGGTTTGGACTTGACAAAGGAGATAGATAAACTATCTTCTAACTTAGATGTAGTTGAGAGTAACGAGTTTAAGAGATGTTTTGAACCAGTAGAAGAAACATTCAGAGGTAAGCCAACAGGCAATAAAGTTCTCAGCAAGACGTGTTCTTTCTGTAGATACAGACGAGCTTGTTGGTCAACCTTGCAGGAGATACCCTCACTGGTATCACAGGCAAGAGATCCAAAGATTGTTTCGTATGTCGAGATAAGAAAGGAGAAACTTATATGACAGAAAAAGAACCAACATTAGAGGAAATGGGTGAACAAATTGAGATGGCTCAAAAGAAGTTAGCCGAAATGAAAAAGGCATACCATGAAAAGAAGTATGCGTCATACAACGCAGCAAGAGAAGTTTTTCTTGCAGAGCATAAGGCTTTGTATGGTAAAGAGCTAGAGAGTCCGTTTACTCTCTGGTACAAATGGTAGGTGTTATACACCTCTAAACAGTATCAGGTAGCACGTAAGTTAGGCTATCGTAGCGGGCTTGAGGTTAAGCTCTCAGAGTTTCTTGATGAACTAAAGATAAAATATATCTACGAGGGCATCAAGATAGAGTGGGAAGACTTAGCTTACAGACAGTACACACCTGACTTTGTGCTACCTAATGGTATAATAATAGAAACAAAGGGATTGTTTACAGTAGCAGATAGGCGAAAGCATATGTGTATACAACAACAGCACCCCAAGCTAGACATACGTTTTGTGTTTACAAGTAGTAGAAGAAAATTACAAAAGGGTTCTAAGACTACCTATGGTATGTGGTGTGAGAAGAACGACTTTAAATATCATGACAGGATTATACCAGAGGGTTGGTTGAAAGAACGTAAAAAGAAATCACACCCTGAGTTCATAAAGTTCTCAGGTAAAAAAATTATAAGGAGATATAAATGACACAGAACGGATTTAAAGACTTGCATCTAAAATTAGATGATCAGGATATAATCATTCGGGTGAAACCTATACTTGATCACCAGAATAATTGGACAGGAGATGTACATCTACAGGTTATAGACTCATTAAAAAATCCACTATCTGATAGAGATTTCAATGATATTATGTTCTTTGCAAGAATGTGTCTTGTAAGTATTGATTTACTTAGAACAGACGAAGATTGGTCAAAGAAAGTTTATCAGGTTGTTAGAAAAGAACTAGAAGATGAAACAAAACCTAAAATTGTTGGTAGACAAGACAATGTAATTACGGTAGACTTTAAATCAATGAAAGAGAAACTAAATGGGAGTGCGTGATATGGCAAAATGGGATATAGATAATTGTAATGGTAAAGATATGGTGAATAGTCCACCACATTATAACAAATATGGTGTGGAGTGTATTGAAGCTATTCAGTCAGCCACAGGTGAAGGATATGAATATTATTTGCAGGGTAATATTATTAAATATCTTTGGAGATACCGATACAAGAATGGTATACAAGATCTTGAGAAAGCACAGTGGTATCTTACTCGTCTGATTGAGGTTAAAAAGAAAGGCAGTTGTGATCAGTTAGATTTACTATCAGAGATTGGAAATGGTTGTTAAGATCTACATCACTCTTAATATTGATAAAGATGATTACCCTATACCTGCTGACGGTGATCCTAGTGAAGAGATACAACAAGCGTTAGAAGAGTTTATCTATGATATTGATGGACTAAAAATTAAAAATATACGAATAACAATGGAGAACTAATATGAATGATTATCAAAAATTTATTGCAATATCTAGATACGCTAGGTGGATAGACGAAGAGAATAGAAGAGAAACATGGGAAGAAACTGTAGATAGATATGTATCCTATATGTCACAGAAAGTTAAGGGACATCTCCCTTTGATGCAGATAAAAGATGCTATAACTAAACTAGAAGTTATGCCATCCATGAGAGCATTGATGACAGCAGGTTCTGCTTTGGAGAGAGACAACACAGCAGGATACAACTGTAGCTATCTTCCTGTTGATGATCCAAAAGCTTTTGATGAAGCTATGTATATATTATTATGTGGTACAGGTGTAGGCTTCTCTGTCGAGAGACAATACGTAGACCAATTACCAGAGATACCACAGAAGCTAGATCATGTTGATACATGTATACAGGTACAAGACAGTAAAGAAGGATGGGCAAGATCCTTACGCAAGCTGATAGGACACTTGTATATGGGTGAAGTTCCTGTATGGGACATGTCTAAGGTAAGACCTGCAGGTGCTAGGCTCAAAGTATTTGGTGGTAGAGCTAGTGGACCTGCTCCTCTTATAGATCTGTTTAACTTTACGGTATCCTTGTTCCGTCACAATGAAGGACGTAAGCTATCTAGCTATGACTGTCATAATCTTATGTGTAAGGTTGGGGAAGTCGTAGTCTCTGGTGGTGTACGTAGATCTGCTATGATTAGTTTATCTAACCTTTCAGACCAACGCATGAGACATGCCAAGTCAGGTAAGTGGTGGGAGACTGCACCACAGATGGCACTATCAAATAACTCTGTTGTTTATACAGCCAAGCCTGACGGTGAGACATTCTTACGTGAGTGGACATCTCTTGTAGAATCTAAATCAGGAGAACGTGGTATATTTAACAGGCTGTCAGCCAAGGAACAGGCAAGTAAGTTTGGTAGAAGAGATCCAAATCATGACTTTGGTTGTAATCCTTGCAGTGAGATTATTCTTAGACCTTACCAGTTCTGCAATCTTACTGAGGTTGTAGTAAGAGAGAAAGATAGGTTTGATGATCTAAAGAGAAAGGTTATGCTTGCCACTATACTTGGCAC